ATATCAATCACTGCGTCTTGTACTCCTTCATCATCAAAGAAATCAATGTCCATGTGAGAATTCATTTGACTACCTCATAATTATAGCAGAGACTCTAAAGAGCGTCAACTATTTATGTATCGGTAGTGAAATAATCTTTCTTCATATACCTGCCTAGTATATTACTATTGTAATAGGCAGGAGTTCCATTGATGTGTTCAGTAAGTACATTATTTAAAAAGAGTTGTCTTGTCTCTTCGTAGTTTACTTTGCCAAGGGTGGTGTGGAGGGATATGATTTCTCTCTTGAATAGGTCGTTCCCAAGTAACTTTCGATCTGCTTTAAGTTCTTCAGAGCTTCCATAGTATTTTTTCCAGTCACTCTCAGACGTAACCCTTCTCTTACTACCTCTAGGTTTACGACGTTGTGTAAAGTACTTTCTGCCGATGTATTGTTTACCCGATTGCAAATTTGTAATACGGTAGACGAAACCGAAGAAACCGTTAATGTCGTTAGAAGTAAAAGTTGTACCCTGATAGGTCCAGGGGTTCTCATAACTTCCCTCAGTAGTTTCTGTATCTTTTTCATTAGTCGCACTCTCCGTCTTCATCATTTATTTGGGCGTATGATTTTATATCATCACCTCTATCTATACTATAAGCAGTAGTGTCTGAATATACTTCTGATTTTAAATAGGCAACTGCTCTTTCTAAATCTTCTATTAGTACTTTAAGATTTGCTTTTTGCATACACCTCCCTAAGAGTGGTACTCGTCTAAGTGTTCTAATACATTGAGCAGTATTCTTTGTGCTGCTCCTCTCTGTTTGTCATCCCATTCGGGATACCAATGCCTGTCTAACCCAGTCTTCATCTTCATGATCTGGGCTACCATCGTTACCTTATTAAGTCTACCGTTCACTTAACCGCCCACCAATTTTTGCCAGTCTTCATCGAACTTCTCTAACCCTTTCTCAGTAAGAACGTGCTTATAGAGTTGGTAAAAAATGGGAACCGAGATAGTACATATATCAGCTCCCACTCTAAAAGAGTCGGTGACCTGAATAGGTTCTCTGATAGAAGCGGCAAGAACTTCTGTTTTGATTTGGTGAGTAGCGAATACATCTGCAATTTCCTCAATAAGGTGTCTTCCATCCCAGTGTTGATCATATACACGTCCAACAAAAGGAGAAACATAAGTTGCTCCTGCTTTTGCTGCTAGTATTGCTTGTGCTGCTGAGAATATCAGTGTTACGTTCACATGAACGTCGTTCTCTGTTAGTGCCCTACATGCTTTTAGTCCTTCAACTGTGCAAGGTACTTTGATTGTAATGTTTGGTCCGATCTCCAGATAATCTGCTGCCATTTCAAGCATCTCTTCAGCAGTGTCTCCAACTACTTCAGCAGATACTGAAGCATGAAAAGGAAATATCTCTGAGATCTTTTTGATTACTTGCTTAGGATCATCTCCTGCTTTTAGCATCAGAGTAGGATTTGTAGTAACTCCGTCGATTAATCCTGTCTCAAATGCAGATGCAATAAGGTCTGGGTCAGAACAGTCCAGAAAGATTTTCATGACTCTCCTGTATAGGTTATAGTATATATTAGCACATAAAAAAGAGGGGTACAACCCCTCTCAGTATTTCAACACATTAGAATGTGATTAGGCAGCGACTAATTTCTTAGCAACTTTGACACCACGATACATTAGATCGAAGTTTCTCTGTTTTGCTGCAGATTGTACCGCTTCACGGTACTCGTCAGAGTCGTACTTGACTCCACGATAAGTGACTTGTGTCATTTGATTTACCTTAGGTAGGGTGGATTAGACCCCGTTCCTTCAGTCTTCTTTTGCGTCCCATGTACACTCTAGTCCTACTGTCTCCGTAAGATCTATTTGATAGATCTCCACTATCTCTTGTTTAGTTTGAGAGTTAACAGAATTGTTAACCCTTACCCGATCTATCATCTCTGATATATCGGCACAAGTCATTGCAGTAGCTAGCAAAAATTCCATGGGATGAACGATTCCGTTCCGAGTCGGCTTACTTGCGTCCCTTCTGGGATGAACGTATTGTCATGATAGCATGACACAAGTATTTAGTCAAGTAACTGAGTAAAATGTGTACTTAAGGAAGAGTTCTTCACCCTCCTTAATTGGTTTAATAGTTCTCATATGATATATCTTACCCCACTCCTCCTCTTCAAATACTTTAACGCAGTTAGGATCTTCACTATGATTTACAAACCCACCTAAAGGAGTTCTCATAATCTCTTCATCCACTACAACATGAGATATACCAAGATAAACATCATCTGGTATATCCTGTGTAGCAAATAGTCCTTGACCTGCGGTAGGACTATCTTTCACATGTAAACAATTAGGTAGTGCTTTGTACATTAGAAACTAGACTCATCATTACCTTGTCTTTGTGCCCACATTTGACGTTCCATCTCCCACATTGCTTCTGCTGTGCCTGGAGGTAGTTCTTCCTGTCCTGCCTTGTCTAGTAACCGATCATATTCATCAGCACTATCGATGATTGCCTTCTGTAAGTCTTCCAATTTCCACTCCTCTTCAGAGGGAGAATCCTGCAAAGGAGTCTGACTTGACATCTTGTTTGATTCCTCCAACGACATAACTTTCAATCTCCGTTTCTTGTGGTGCGTTTTGCTGACCCTTAGAATTGAGCCAATGCTCAGTCCAAGGTAATGGATTGTTTCTAAGGGGTTGATCGTATATAGGTTTGATACCTATTGCTTTCATTCTCCTGTTAGCAATCCACTCAACATAATTGTGTAGTAATCTTTCATTCAATCCTATCATACTCCCTTCTTTAAACAAATAATTTGCCCATGCTTTCTCTTCATCGACACACTTCTTAAACATTTGTATAACAGTTTCTTGTTCTTCTTCTGCAATCTCTTGCATCTCTGGATCATCTTTACCTTCAGTCCAGTTCTTTAATATCTGTTGTGTTAATACTAGGTGTTGTGATTCATCTCTCGCAATGAGTGATAAGATCTTTGCTGATCCTTCCATGAGTTTGTTCTCACCAAATGCAAAGGAGCAAGCAAAACTTACATAGAATCTAATGCCTTCTAGTATGTTAACATTAGCAACTGCTTTATACAAATACTTTTTAAGATCTCTTACTGTCCACTCAGAATTAGGATGAGATCTCATGTCAGGTTTCCAAGCATTACTCTGATCATACTCATGTGCATAATTAATGAAGTCATCATAAGACTTTGTAACACTCTCTGCTCTTGAGAGAATATTATCATCAGTTAAAATGGTATCAAATAATTCTGAAGGATCAGAGTAAACATTCTTAATAATATATGTGTATGATCTACTATGGATCATCTCCATGAACTGCCACACTTGCATACATGCTTCTAACTCAGGTAGAGAACAGTAAGGTATGAATGCCATACCAGGTGCTCTACCTTGAACAGAATCCAACATGATCTGATACTTCAAGTTAGAAGTAAAGATATGTTTCTGTTGATCTGTAAGTTGTGCATAGTCAGCACGATCTTTCTGGAGTGATACCTCTTCAGGTCTCCAGAAATATCCTAGTTGTTGCTGTGTCAGTCGATCAAATGTAGGGAACCTATATGAATCATAACGTTGAACACTCAGGGGTGCTCCAAAAAACATGAATTGCTTAGTAGTGTCAACGACATTCCTATTAAAGACTGTCATACCACTTACCTCTTTAGACTGCACAGCTGTCACAAACTTCCTCCTCAGTAGTTAATAGTTCATTGATAAGTTTATCAACATCCACATCATCACCATCTTTCTTGGCATCGTATGTGTTCTGATAGTAAGATGTCTTCCAACCATACTTGTAGGTTGTTAGTAAATCCTTTGCCATCTCTGACACAGGTACTTCATTGTCTGGATAATTCTCTGGATTGTATGACCAGTTACCACTGATCGCTTGATCAAAGAACTTCTGCATTACTGCTACGACATTGATGTACCCTGTATTATCTGGCATGTCCCAAAGAAGCGTATAGTTATTCTTTAGGGATCCATAAGACGGAACAACCTGCTTAAGAGGCCCCTTCTTTGATTTCTTAATGGACAAGTAGTCTCTAGGAGGTTCGATTCCATTTGTTGCGTTTGACACAACGGAACTGCTCTCCGAAGGCATCTGTGCTGACAGTGTTGAGTTCCTAAGACCGTACTCCATGATCCTGCCACGTAAAAATTCCCAGTCACATGATAGGTCATTAGGTACAATCTCATCAACGTCCTTCTTGTATGTATCAATAGGAAGAATACCATCTGCATACTTTGTTTTACCAAAGTAACCGCATGGTCCTTTCTCCATTGAAATACGATTGGATGCAGTCAATAGAGCATACTGGAATCTCTCTGTCATTGAATGAACTAAATCCCATGCCTCTTGTGAGTCATACTTGACACCATTCTTAGCTAAGAAGTGTGCTAAACCAATATAACCTACCCCAAGTGACCTACGGTTCTTTGTAGATTGTTCTGCTGCCTTTACAGGGTACTGTTGATAATCAATAAGAGCATCAAGACCACGTACTGCAAGATCACACAACTCATCTAACTCATCAAGTTTATTAATCTTACCCACATTAATAGCAGAAAGAATACACAATGCAATCTCACCATCACCATCAATATGATTGATAGGTGTTGTAGGTAGAGTAATCTCCTGACAGAGGTTACTCATGCTAACCTTATCTTTAAATGAACTGTGACTATTACAATGGTCAATGTTCATCAAGTATATACGACCTGTCTCTGCTCTCTCCTTTAAGAGATCGAGTATAAGTTCTTGTGCTCCAATGGTTTTTCTGGGGATTGATTCGTCGGACTCGTATTTAATATAGAGTTCGTCAAAGGAATCGCTACCAAAAGCGTCATACAACCCAGGGACATCATGAGGGCTGAACAAAGTAATAGATAGGTTCTGGATAAATCGCTCATAAAATAACTTACTTAATTGAATACTGTAGTCTA